GGGTCGGGGTTGGGCAGCATCATGCCCAGCGCGGTGAAGTCGATACTGCGCTCGCGGGTGGCGATCTGGTCGGTGAGGAGGGAGGTCTTTGCCATGGCGAAACTCTTTTTCAATAACCGTTCACGTCCACGCCACGGATGCGCGAAGACCGGGGGCGGCTGGAGACGGAAACCGGGCCGCTGTTCAGCTCGCGGCTCGCGTAATACGCCAGCGCCACGGCCACAGCCGCGTCGCCGTGGCGCTTGCCCTTGTCATCGCCCGTGGTGCGGGTGTCGGGCACGCGCGGCACGCCGCGCACCATCTGCACCGCGCGCAGGTCGGCCAGGGTGTCGGCGTCTTTTGGCAAGTCGTCCAGCGTGCCGTCTTCCAGCGCGGCTTTGACCGGCGGCATGTGCTCGCGGTACCAGCCCTCGGACAGCATCACCTGCTGGATGCGGCTGGCGCCGTAGCGCTGCATGGCCACCTCGGCCAGATACTGGCCGTTGCCGCGCGCGTCGAACGCGCCGCCCATGAAGCGCGGCAGGCGGTCGAGCAGGTAAAACGCGATCTGCTCCTGCTGGCGAAACGGCACATTGCGCAGCTCCACCGTGAAGGGCACGCGGCGCACCAGGTTCTGGTGCTGCAGCAGTGGCACGTGGACCGACAGGTCGCCCGAACGCCCGAAATCCTCGCCGTCAAAGCTGATCACGTTGGCCGGCAGCGCGGCCAGCAGCGGGGCCATCTGGGCGTCCAGCCAGTCGCGGCACTCGGCCGCGCGGATCTCGTCGCGCAGCACCTCGAAGCCGGGCTTGCACTCCCAGCGCAGCACCGGCGTGTTGGCCGACATGCGCAGCTCAATCAGCGCCCGACTCAGCCAGGCGCCGCCCGAGTTGGCGGGGATGCAGTCCAGCTCTTCCTCGGCGCCATCGCCGTACAACGCATACACGCCGGCCATCCATTCGGCCTCGTCAGCGGCTGACCATGCCTTGCCCAGGCGCAGGCACACCCGGCGGTACAGACCGTCGGCGATCGCCTCGCGGAAGGTGATGCGGTGCACCGTGCCCTGGCGCTTGCCCGCGCGGATGTCGTTCACCAGCTCGTTGAACGGGTTGTCGGCCCCGTTGTGGGTCGAAATGACGCGCACGCGCCCGCCCCAGATGATCATTGCCAGCGCGGCCTTGAGCAGCTCGGCCAGCTGGTCATGGAAGGCTGCCTCGTCGATCACGATCGTGCCCTGACGCCCGCGCAGGTTGGACGGCCGGCTGCTGAGCGCCACGATGCGAAAGCCCGACGCCGGGAACTTGATCGTGTACGTCTTGATGTTCTTGTCGGCGTCGTCCTCGCCGTCCCAGAAGCCCTCTTCGATCTCGCCGGCCGCGTAGTTGAACGCCCGCGCCCACATCCCGCACGCCTGGATGTACTCGATGGTCATGTCCTGGTTGTAGGCGATGTAGTAGACGTTCTGGCCGTTCGCGCTGCGGTCAGAGGCCGCCGTCAACACGTTGTCCGCCGCCTCGCCCCAGGTCAGGCCCGTGCGGCGTGATTTCTCCATCACCTTCAGAGGCGCGGGGTCAGCCACCCAGCGTTGCTGGTAGGCCATCAGCACGGCTGGGACGGGCAGCAGCGCTGTGTTGGGGAGGTCGAGGGGGACTGCGGCTGTCAAAACATCGCCCTCCAAAGCGCACGGCCCAACAGACTCGTGAAGGGGCATTCGGCCATGTGGCGGCGCAGGGCAACCCGGCGCATTGCGGGCGTCTTCATGAGCTTGTCGAAGGGGTTCATGCCGCAATCCCCAAAATCTCCCGGCGCAGCTCAGCCGCGGACTCGGCCGACAGACCGCCCTTCTTGGCGATCTTGTCCACGTTGGCCGCTGCGGCCTGTACGCGCTCCATCACCTTGGCCTGGAACTGCTTCAGGGCGACGCTGCTGCGGGTCAGCGTGGCGATGTTCTTTGCGGCCGTGCTCAGCATGCCCACGCGCTCGCCGGGGTCCATGTCGGGGTCGTCGTTTTCCTGCAGATCCAGGATGGCCTCGAACAGCTCGGTCTGAATCAGCGCGGTCAGGGCCTCGCTGCGGGCGTCCTCGCTGTCGCCAGCCTGGGCGCGGATGATCTTGGCGGCCTCGGTGCTGGCGCGAATGGCAGAGAGGCGGCGCTCCAGCTTCTGGCCGTAGCGGTGCACGGCCGCGCGGCTGGGCAGATCGCCCGCCGCCTGGTGCGATGGGAAGCGCTCATGCAGCGCGGCGATCAGCTCGTCGAGCGTCACGCGGCCCTCGGCCAGCTGGCCTTCGATGAACGACTTCACATCGCCGGGCAGGCGCGAAATGGTGCTTTTGCGGCCCATGGCTTACCAGTACTTCGCGGGCCGGGCAATGCCGGGCTCGCAAGTCACCGTGTACTCCGACACATCCACCCCGTGGCGCGTCAGCTCGGCATGCCAGCGGCCGTTGGGCTGCTTGTCAATCTTCACCAGCTCGCGTTCGTGCAGGTAATCCATTTCACGGCGCAGTTCCAGCGCCGTGGCGTCCGGGTACTCGCTTTGCGCAACCGAAAGCGCCAGCATCTCGTAGGCACCAAACGGCCGCGCGTTGTTCAGCGTCAACAAAATCAGCCAGCGCAAGGCTTCACGGCGCAAACGGGCGTGGTCAATAGGCGTTTGGTGCATGGTACTTTTCCCTCAAGACGCGTTGTTGTTTAGTGCCCGGAGTTGGGCGTTTTCCAGTTTGGTGCCCAGGCCGTCCAGCTTGGCTTCGATCACGCTCTGGCCACGGATGTAGTCTTCGCGGCGCACGTAGTGCAGCGGCATATCGGCGCGCATCTGTAGCAGGTCGCGCTCCACGCGCTGCCACTGTGCGGCCTCCTCGCGGTGGATCGACTCCATGCTGTCCAGCCGTCGGGACGTCTGCCCATGGTTGTCCGCACGGGTGCGCTCCTGCACTGCAAACCGCTCGTCCAGCCCGCGCTGAAACTGCGACGCGATGATCTTGGTCAGCGTCCAGTAGCCGCCCAGAATCGACAGGGCCAGCAGCACCAGGTGCCAGAGTTCAAGCTGCCCGCTCATGGCGCGCCCCCATCCAGCCAGTCCAGCAGATCCGCAAACCGGCCGGCACAGGTGCCGTACTGGTCGTAAAGTTGTTTCAGCACGGTGGGCACGGGGTCAATCTCCGGGCCGCTGGGTGCTTGCGCTGGCGGCGGGCAGCGGGTGGCGTAGTCCGCCGGCAGCGGCCTGGGCAGCGCGATCGCGGGCGGCGGCGAGCTGGCGCATGACGCCAGCGTCAAAAGAGCAGCCAGCACGGCTGGCAGCAGTGAGGGCAAGCGCATCGGCAAACTCCTTTGTGGATTGGGTATCAACGGACTGGCGGGCAGCCGTGGCCTGGCGCATGGCTCGGCTGGCTTTGCCGGCGTCTGCAATCAGGTTTTTGTGGGCGTCCATCAGCCCTGTCAGTTGCTGCACAGCCTGGCCATCGCGCCTGGCTGACTCAGCCGTCACGCCTTGGGAATGGCCGTAGAAGTATCCGCCCAGCGCGCCGGCCAGGCCGGCGATCAGGGCGAACAGTGCCAGCGTGGTGCGGCTCACAGAGAAGGCCCCCATGTGGCATATCGCGGCTGCAGGACACCCAAAATCCTCGCCGGATAACCAAGGTTCTCTGTGCAATGCACACGGGCGCGCCGCGCCGTGCCGCAGGCCGCATCCACCGCCTGGCGGGTGCCGTTGGCCGCATTGCGTGCCTCGGCTGTCCAGTGCCCCAGCCCGCCGTTGTAGCCCCGCAGCGCAACCCACATCCGGTCAAACCGGGCGTATCCGGCGGGCGTGCGGTCGAACAAATACTTGTCGTAGCCCGCCAGCGCACGCAGCGCCCACACGGGGTTCGTCGGCTGGCACTGCGCGGGGGCCATGCCGTTGATTTCGCACCACCATTTCGCCGTGCCTGGCATGACCTGCGCCATGCCGGCCGCACCCACGTGGCTCACGGCCCGCGGGTTCCATCCGCTCTCCTGGTGCACCTGCGCGGCCAGCGCGGCAATGGGTGCGTCCAGCCCCCACTGGCTGTGTGCGGCGCGCGTCAGGTCGGCGCGGTAGTGGGCGGCATGGGCGGGGACTTGGGCATGCGCGGTGCTGGGTGCAAACAGCACGATGGCCACGGCCGCCAGCGCAGCCAGCAGGTACACCACCAACAGCATCGCCGAATGCGCGCGCCAGTGGGGCCGGCGCGCGTGCTGGGCCGCGTCAAGTCGCGCTGCCTCGGCCCTGCACCGGGCCCGCATGTCGGCCGTGTAATAACAAGCGCCTGTCCCTTCCGGGCCTGGCGCCTCGGGGTCCGCGCCTTGCAGACGGCCGCGCAGAATAGCGCGCTCGGCACGCACATCCGCCGGTGCGCGGCCGGTGCAGTCAGGCGGCAGCAGCGGGGCTGTCATGGCTCAGGCCCCCAGCCCAATGGCGATCATGGAAGCCGCCACGATGATTGCCCGGCGCAGCATGCAGGCCGCCATCACGCGCAGCAGGACGGGGTCAGCGAAGCCCCCCAAAGTCATCGTCGCGCCATCGGGACCATCCTCTTCGACGGGGGGCTCATCAACCACCAAAAACGCATCTGGCCGGGCGTAGGGGAACAGGCTGCGGTCGAGCCAGTAGCCGGCCACAGCGGCCAGGGCGATCAGGCTCAGCTTGTACAGGCTGACGGGGAGTTGCTGCGGCGCAAGCAGCCACACAAAAAGCGCCAGGACCAGTGCAATGACAATCCAGTCCAGCATGCGCGGCAAGCGCAGGTTTTGGAAAAAAGACATGAACCCTCCTCAGGGCGGTTACGGAAGACACGACGGGGTGTGAGCCGTCAGTTTCCGTGCGCGCGCGAGGAAGCAATAAACAAAATCTTTTACTTATTGGCGGGGCCGGGCGTAAAAAAAC